ACCTCCTCGACGTCACCCGATGCGATAACCTCCGCCAGAAACTCGTCTGAGGCGCCGGCCTCTCGGAGCTTCTGAAGCACGTCGGAATACTCTTTTATGGCGTCGGTCTGTTTCTGCAGGTCCCCAAGGATGACCCTGCCGGACTTGCTGACCGCGTACAGGTCGCCGTAGTCAGCCAAACGTTCCGCCAGTGCGTCACGCTGTTTTTCCACATCGGCGATCTGGCTTTCGATTTCATCGAGAGTCTTTGAGAAGGTCTTTGAGATGCCCTCCAGATGGTCTTTGTAAGATTTGAGGGAGGCATCAAGCATCTGCTCTTCGTATTTGTGGATTTGCTCGGTGACCTTACGGTACTGGTCAAGGTTATCGGTATTGGTCAGATACTCGTCGCGGTACTCAGCGAGCTTACGGTAATACTCGGACTCCTCAACGAGTCCCATAGCCCTTTGATGGCTCAGCTCTTTCTCGAGAGTTTGAAATGCCTCCAGCGACTTTTCGGCGGCGGTCTTGACCTTCTTCGCCGTGCTCCCGGATGTTGTGGTCACTTTACCGAGGTTGTCTCTCAGCTTTTGGAGTGCAGCAATATTCGCGTCGTAAGATTTAAGCGTTCCTTCTTCCGCGGACTTTAATGCCGCGGTCGCGGCGGCCTGTGCGTATTTTGCGACCGCCACGTCCATTGTCGTGGAGGCAAGTGTAATGGCAGCCTGAGACTCTTGGCGCAGTTTCTCCGCCAGCTCGTCGCGCTGTAAAGTCAGCGAAGCGATTTGCTCGTCGATTTTGGCCTGTGCCAGCCCGATGTACGCTTCCTTATTCAGTGTGACCGCGCCGGTTTCCTCATTGATTTGCAACGCGGCGGCATATCCGGCTTCGATTAGGTCGTTTATAGTCTGCAGACTAAGCGTCCCGGCATCTTTCTGCTCTTTAAGAGCGCCGGCCAGCATATCGCTGGTGGCGGTCAGTTCTTTGTTTTTTTCGGCAAGCTCGTCGAGCCGGCTGGCGTACTCAGAAGCAAAATCGATGTTTTCCACGGTCTGGAGGGCGTTTTTCGCAAGCGCGTCAGTGTTTGCCTCGACCGAATCTTTGTAGGCATCAATTTCCTCGTTTACGCCGACAAGTTCACCGCGCACGCCTGTCAGTGATGCTTCTAAATCTCGAATCGCGGCGTTCCACTCGTATACCTTGCTTTGAGCTTCGCGGAAGTGTTCTGGGTCAAGGGACGCCTGCGCATCACTTTGCGCCTTTGCCAGCTCGTCGTTTGCTGCCGCGAGTTCTTTAATGAGTTGCCGCTCCTGCGCCTCGAGTTCCAGCCGCCGCTTGATGGTTTCCTCGATATACTGCTGTTTAGCCTGAGCTTCGGCAACTGCGATAATCTGCTCTGCAGTCATCGCCAGCGTTCCGTTCAGCTCGTCATAGGCAAGGTTAAGGCCCGGGACGCTGGCGTTAAGCTGATCGATGATATCTGACAAAACCGACATTTCGGCACTCGTCAGGTTCGTTTTGCTCGCCAGCTCTTCGGCCTGTGCAGCCAGCAGCGTTATGTTGTCTACACCGCTGTTTATCGAAGCAACGTTTTCCTCAAAGGCCTTTGCTGAGGCGCTTACCTCTTTCGTAAGCTCCTTAACGTGGGCTGTGGTATCTTCTGCCGTTGCGTTTATGGCGATAAGCGCCGCAGTCACGCCGGCAATAGCCGCGCCGATAAGCCCCATCGGGGATACCGTTGCCGCCAAGGCGATTTTGAGCGCCTCGATTGCTTTTGTGACGGCCACGATACCGCCAACGGTTCCTGCAAACGCCCCCAGCCCAATTGTAAGCGCCGCAACACCCTGAACTAACTCAGTATTGTTGGCGGCGAACTCCGCCGCCCACTGGCTCACTTCGGCGCCCGTCTCAGCCAGGTTTGCCAGCGCAGGAGTAAGTGCGTCACCGATGGATTGTTTAAGAAGCGTCACGGAGTTTTCCAGCAGTTTGAATTTGCTCTCTGTTGTGCTGTACCGCTGCTCCGCTTCCTTCGTCAGGGCGATGTTTTCCGTCCACGCCTGCGCTGAGAGATCGATGGCCCGGGTCAGCTCTTCCGACGCCAGGGATAAGGACTTGAGCATATTTGACTGACGGATGCCGGACAGCCCGAGTTCTTCAAGTGCTTGCGTGGCATTTTTGCCGCCACTCTCAAGGGACCCTAAGCCGGTAATAAACGCCTGTAGAGCGACGATGGCGTCAGCTCGCCAGGCGGTTTTAAACTCATTCGCGGTCATGCCGGCGATCCGCGCGAACGTCTGTAGTTTCTCCCCGCCTCTGGTGACTGCCTTTTCAATGGCGGTGAGCGTCTGGGTCATTGCCGTGCCGCCGGCTTCGGCCTGGATACCCACGCTGGACATCGCCGCAGAGAGCGCAAGAATCTGTGCCTCCGTCAGACCGGCAAGAGTGCCGGCAGAGGCCAGCCGAGTAGCCATCTCCGTGATTTCGCTTTCGGTGGTGGCGAAGTTATTGCCAAGGGCGACAATGGCTGAGCCGAGCCGGTCGTAATTATCCGCGGACATCCCGGTAATGTTGGCAAACCTGGCAAGAGCCGTAGCGGCATCCTCCGCAGACAAGTTCGTCGCCGTGCCCAGCTTAATCATGACCTCGGTAAAGTGCAGAATATCGTCCGTTGCGATACCGAGCTGACCGGCCGCTTCCGCCACCGCTGCAATCTCTGTTGTCGAAGCCGGAATAACCGTGGATAGCTGCTTTATGCCGTCGGAAATAGCCTTTAACTGCGCATCCGTACCGTCAACGGTTTTATAGACTCCGGCGAGGGCGCTTTCAAACTCAACCGATGCGTCCACGGCGCTCCACATCGCGTCGGCGAGTTCCTTAACGGCTTTAACAAGGCCGGTCGCAGCAATCGCTTTCGCCAGCGCGTCGACAGCGTCGCCTGACTTGCCGGCCGAGTTGCCCATATCCTCAAAACCGCTCGCGGCTTGCCTTGCCGCGTCATCAGTCCCCTCCAGCGCCACATTGTTCGACTCCAGCTGGCGCTGCATGCGGTTGATTTCGGTGGTGACGTTGTTATATGCTCGCTGGGCGCGAAGCGTTTGGGTATTGTTTTCGCCGTACTTTTCAGTTGCGAATTCTATCGCCGCGGCCGCCCTCTGCTGTTCTTCACGCAGACGCGCAAGCTGTTTGGCGAGGACTTCGTTCTCTTTGCGCAGCCGTTCGGCGCTCTTGTCGTTCTCATCGTAAGCGGAGGCGACGGCTTGCAGCTCGGTTTTGTTTGTGCGTAGCACAGCATTGATTTCAGACAGTGCATGCTTAAATTCCGTGGCGCCCTCAATGCCTATCCGTGCGCCAATGTCATAACTCACTTTGCGTCACCTCCTATTGATAGCTTAGTAGCTCAAGTAAATCGGGCTCTTGGGCCTTTTCCTTTGCACCGCGTGAAATTTGGTAGCACGCAATTAGGTCAAAAAATTCACCGCAGGGCATACATTCCCATTCCAAACGTGGGATGTTGAGCATGCGCCCGTAAAACGATAGCCACGCAAGATTTACTCCTGCGTGGCTTCGGCGTTTTTTGGGTCTTCCTCCGTTTCGACGGTGCGCACCCCACCTTTGAGCATCGCGATATAAACGGCAGTATAAAGAGCGTAGTAATCGGATTGCGGCAGCACTTCGAGGTCATCTCGAGTGAGCGTTTCGAACGTCTCTCCCTCAAATCGCGCCTTATACTTGGCGCCCTGCTCGATGAGAAGCGCGCCAATATCAATAGCAGCCTCCATGACGCCCGGGTCGAGCATCGCGGGCTTTCCGTCGTCTCGCGTCTTCGAGATTAACTCAAAGGCCTTTTGCACACTGCCGTATTTCTCGCTGAGCGCGATAAACGCTTTTACCGAAAGGTTCATGGCGTATTGCGTGTCGCACAGCTTAAATTCCGTAATCCGATCCATTGATTAGTCTCCGCTCGACGCGATTTTAAAGAACTGCTTGATGTAGGCCTCAGCGTGGGACTCCTTGTCGAACAGCACCCAATCGCGCCAGTTCTGATCCTCGGTGTCGTCGCGCATGACCGTCGCAGTCAGGGTCGGCGTCTGCCAAGTGATTCTCTCTCCCTTTGTGATATAGTCTTCATTCGGGTTGGAGAACTGTACCTTCGGGAAAATGACGGCCATATATTTGGAAGATCCGCCAATCTGCTTCTGCACAATCACTCCGTAGCCGACGTACGGGATTTCCTGTCCGTTGTTAAAACGAATACGCGTTCCAGTCGCCCCTTGATCACCGGCAACGGTAACCTCGTCCGTTTCCAGTCCGAGAATAACCGCCGCCGCGTCAAGGGGCAGCTCGTCAGTGACAACGGTCAACGTCCCGCCCGCAAACTGCTTTTCGCTTTCGGCGGGGCCGTTATCTGCGTACAGGATGTTCTCTCCCGAATCGTTGAGCGACAAGTGCGTCTCAACAGCTTTGGAGAGTCGACCGCCGTCGCTGTATGTAACGGTCCCATCGCCGTTGTCGGTGTATTTCGCGTAGTAAGGCTTGCTTAAGCCGATTCTCGCCATAATATCCTTCCTTTCTTATTCGATTATCTTGTGGGCTTCTTCCGTAAAAACGCGTCGCATCTCAGAGCGGACCTTGGCTTTTGTGGCATCTACCGCCGGTTTCATGAACGGCTTTGCCGCCTGGCCCTTTTTGCCATATTCAAGCACGTTTGCTATCATTGCGTTTGTTGTGACGTAATAGGAGTAGTTACGCAACTTTATTCCCGCAGCCTTTTTTGCTCTACGGCTTAGGTTATATGACGCATGTGCTCGCAGTGGATTCACCCTAAAACGCATAGACTTAAGTTTCTCAAAGTCATTTTCCCGCGGTTCATTGAATCCGACTTTTATGTCCCAGCCGTCGATATTGCGATTCGGTTTAACCGGAGATGTTCCAAGGGCACTCAATAGCTGCCCGGTTGACTTGCTTTCTGTTTTTGTGCCGCTGCCAATTACACTCTTTAAGTTCGACCGCATCTTGTCCTCGACAATCTCTGCGCCAGCCTCAAGAGTTTTTTCGACAACCGAGTCGATTTGATTCGATAGCCGCTCCAATCCTATCATCAGATCGTCAGGCATGGTTGCCTTAAACGTCGCCATCAAATCACCTCGCTATAGGTTGTCTCGAATACGTAATGCTGTCCGTCCCCGTCCGTCACGTCTTGGATAGACGGGTAGGCAAACCCTGCGGCAAACAAGGCGTTCTTGATGCTGCCTTTTTTTGCGTTTGGGTTTACCTTTAGCGGCATGAACAAATGAACTTGCACGGAGTATCCAACCATCTGTGGTTCGTCATCGGCGAATTCTAGCGGATATTCCGAGTAGTTAAACACGATGTATTCCTGAGCGTCGCCCGTGTAGACTTGCGGCACAACAACGTCGCAAATTCCAGTCAGTGCCGTCCTGATTCTCTCGTCGAGATTCATCGCTTCACCTCCGAACAGTTCAGCTGCATCACGCCATCCGGAAGCGGAAATGCCCGCTCAACCCTGTAGCGCTTTCCGTGGTGCTCGATTTCTTTTTGGCCGC